CCGCCTTCTGCATCTGCAGGTCATAGACGGTAACGAATGACTTCCTCATGTCGGACCTCCTATACGAACCTGTCTTTGAAGGTAATGCGCATTCTGACTGTCCGCCCGGTCTGGTCGTCGGTGTAGACCAGCTCATTCTTTCCAGTGACAAGATCGAAAAAATCACCCTGCATGAGTTGCAGAGCGTTTTCCCCGTTCAGCGTCATTTTCAGCTTTTCGCTGTCGATTACGATCTGATCACCAGGCTTAAATTCGCCTGTGAACTCGATGTGATCCACGTGATATCGACCGGCGGAGAAGCTGATTTCGAGACTCGCCTCGACAGCAAATCGTCCGGTACGCTCTCGGGTAGCCGAAAAATCAACGAAGCTGATCGCGTCCAGAACGAACCGGCCGAACTGTTCACGGAACGCCTCGAAAACAATGTCGGCAGAAAGATCGGCAACAAACCCGTCGTGGGCTTCGATATTAGCGAACATAAAAACGTCGCCAGATACATCCACGACGAAACCGCCGTAGATATCAACCGAAGCAACGCGGTTGAACGGAAGTCGATTAAACGCGCCCATCATGCCAATCTCACGACGCCGTTATTGAGGTCGACCACAAAACGATCCCCAGCCAGGATTGTGCGAGGATTCGTCAGCGCCGCATATGCGATCAAGTCTCCGCCGGTTGCCGCCGTTCGGATGCCGATGTGCGTCACGGTCCCCCAGTCAGACGTCGCAACGGGGAACCGGATTTCTGCGGTATTCTTGATCGTCTGCTTTCCGTTCTCAAGCGCGGGAGCGGAAAACGTGATCGGCTGCCGTGCGTACCCGCCGCCGGACACCTCCGTGCCGGTGTCAGCCCCCGTAGGGTTCGATGTGTAGAGTGCGAGGTACACCGTTCCTGATCGGAATTCCTGATCCAAAATTGCGGCCGCGCGAACATTGGAAAGAGGCATGCTCATCACTCCAATCTGTACTCGTTTGTGATTTTAAAATCGGTGATCGTCGTCGTCCCCTCATTGGTCAGCACAATGACCGGCGCCGTCCGCACGTTACCGTCTGTTGTGAGCTCGATGGCATGCGGCGAATCTGTGATGACGTCCTCAAACAGCCGTTCCTGCAGCCCGGTCGCAAACGGGTCAAACGCGATCAACGAAAGCGTGAAGCTGCCGGCGTTTGCGATCCGATCGACCGGCAGCGAACCGGTGAACCGGACGCGATATTTTCGGTCCGGCGCAGAGTCGAAAACCAAATCAAGTTCGCGCGGCCGGCCAGTTGAATCCACCAGGTGTGCCGCGAGCGCGGAAAGCGCCTGCTGGAGTGACGTTGGACCGTCTGCGATCAGCGCACATTCAAGGTCGAACTGTCGCGGCGCGAGATCGGCGCCGAAGTCCCATGCGCCATGCCGGCCGGGAATAGCGAGCGTGCGGTCGACGGTACTCGGCATGATTGGACGTTTACTGGAGCGGAGCATTATGACTCCGAGCTCCTTTGCAGTCTTACCGCCAAGCGTAAAGCCGTAATTTTGAAACATCACACCGACCCCCTCGATGCCGAACGCGCCAGTGCATAGATTTCGCGCGCTAGTTTCCGGATGTCCTCATCGCTTCGAACGTTGATCGTTGCGCCGGCAAACAGCCCTTCCATGTTGATGACGCCGCCACCTGCGGCGCCCCCGGCCATCTGCACACTCGGCGCGCTCATGTCGGCCATCACACCCGAAACCGCCGCAGCCATTTCCGCCGCCCGCTGCCGAACGTCGGCGATGGTTTTGCCAATCCCCAACGCAAACCCTTCGCCGGTGTATTCGCCAAGCTGCATTGTCACACGAGAAGGCGAATGAATGCCAAGCGCATCGCGAATGCCGCTGGTTACTTTTTCGGCGATACCTTTTACCGCATCCCCAACGACTCCGGCCACGTTCTTAATGCCATTCACCAGTCCTTGGATGATGTCCTTGCCAAGCTGCACCATTTGAGCCGGTAGTGTTTTAATCCAGTCGATCGCAGCCGTTATACCGGTAACAATTGCATCCTTGACGCTACCTACCGTAGTGACTACGGCTTCTTTCATTCGATTGAACATATTGGTTCCAATGTCATACAGCGTCTCAGGGAGCCCGCGGAACCAATTCACCAAAGAATTCCATGTATCTTTGATCCAGTTTGATGTCGCCGTGACGATACTGGAAATGGCCGACCGGATGCCGTTCCATGCCGATTCCGCTGTCGATTTGATTTCGCTCCACGCCGCACTCAACGCTTTCGAAATCAAATCAAGCGACCCGGAGAATACCTGTTTGATGCCGTCCCAAATATTTGAAAATGCTTCTTTCAGATTATTCCAGATCGCCTCAGCATCTTTTTTCAGGTTTTCAAAATCGCCCGTCACCAGGTCGACGATGAGTAGGAGCGCACCGGCAAAAATATTCTTGATTGCTTCCCAGATGCCCGAAAAGAACGTTCGAAAGCCATCCATAATCGGGCGAACAACATCAACGATTGCCTCGAATGCTGTCTGAGCTACCGACTTTAGGCCGTTCCATGTGTCTGTGAGGAACGAAACAATGCCGTTCCATACGTCCCTTATGAAATTCGCGACAGCTTCGAACACGGTCGAAGCGACGCTTTTGATCGTTTCCCAAGCAGAAGCAAGAGCAGATTTAATGCTCTCCCATGCTGTCAATGTGACGGATGCAATGGCGTCCCACATGCCAGCGAAAAATTCCTTGATCGGTCCCCAGTTTTTCACAACCAGGTACGCTGCGGCGGCAAGAGCCGCAATAGCAGCGATTATAAGACCGATTGGATTCGCATCCATGGCAGCGTTGAGTGCCCATTGGATGGCGGTGAGGGCTTTCATGGCATTCCCGAGCATTGTAAATCCGGCCACAACCTGCGGTAGGAACCCGATCATCATCAGAAGCGGCCCCGTAACGAGCGCGAGCGCCGCGACGAGAGCGCCTACTATGGCGATGGTAGACTGAACACCTGACGGCAGGCTGTTAAACCCATCCACAACCTTTTGTATGATCCCCGTGAGTGTCCGCAGCGCCGGAATCAACGCCGAACCGATCGAAATTTGTGCCGTCTCCAGGGACCCTTTTAATTGCTCAATTGTTCCTTTGAACGTGTCCAGTTTCTGCGCGGCGACGTCTTCGGCCGAAATTTTTCCCATCGCCGTTGCCATGTCTTCGATGCCTTTTGCACCCTCTTTGTAGAGGATGTTGGCGGCGCGGATGGCATCACTACCAAACATGACTTCCAAAGCAGCCTGCCGCTGACGCTCGTTCAGGTTGGCCATGCTTTTATTGAGCAGGTCCGCAATCTCGGACATGCTTTTGAGTTCGCCATTTGCATCATAAAAAGACGAGTAGACCCAGCCGTTTGCCTCAATCATATCTTGGGCCTGCTTGAAATACTTGCCGCTGACGGTTTTGGCGCCGTCCATTTTCGCTATATAGCCAGCAAGAGCGGCTGTGATATCGTCCACGGACTCGCTCGCCGGTTTTATACCCACTTTTGCGAAGTATTCCATGACTTTTTGGGTATCGACTGTCAAGAGGCCCAAGCGCTTAAACTCATTGTATGCAGCTTCGGTGCTGGGCTGCAGGCGCATGAGCATCGTCTTGAGCGACGTGCCGGCGTCGCTACCCTTGAGCCCGTTTTGCGCGAATGCCGCGAGCGCCGTAACGGTATCCTGGAACGAAAGCCCGACGCCGGACGCCACAGCCGAAACCTGGGACAAGCCGAATTTAAGCTCTCCCACGCTCGTAGCCGATGCGTTCGCTGCGCCGGCCAGAATGTCCGCAGCCTTTTGGACTGATATGTTGTCCTCTCGAAATGCGTTCAGGGCGGTACTCGCGATCTCAGCCGCGTCCGCCAGTTCCAGTTCGCCGGCCGTTGCGAGCGAGAGCGCCCCAGACAATCCGCCATTGATGATATCCTTGACGCTTACACCGGCCTTGACCAATTCCTCGATACCGCGCGCTGCCTCGGTGGCGCTGTACTTTGTTTCGGCGCCCATGGTGAGCGCAAGGTTTTTCAACTCATCTTTAAATTTTGCGACCTCATCAGGGGCCATAACGGAATAGACATTCGCCATGCCCTGCTCGAAGTCAGCGGCACCTTTCACGGCCACACCAAGACCGGCGGCGATCCCCGCACCTGCTGCTGTGATGGCAGTACCGAGCTTTTTGGCTTGTTCAAAGGTATTGCCAAGTGATTGCTTGGCCTGCTCGAACGATTCCTGGTAGTCCTTGCCGAGTTTTTTCACGAACCCGCTTTGATCGCCGAGCTCTTTCGTGACATCGGAGAGACGTCCTTCAAGGTTCCGCAGCTCTTGCTCTGTCTTCGCGACCTCGCGCTGAAACGCCCGATACTGCCCTTCGCTGATCTCGCCTTTTTGGAACTGCTCGTTTACCTGTTCCTGCACCGATTTCAGGCGGTTCAGCTTTTCTCGGGTGTTGTCCACCTCTTGCGAAAGCAAATGCTGCTTCTGCGCCAAAAGCTCGGTGTTGGTCGGGTCCAGTTTCAGGAGCTTATCGACCTGCTTAAGCTCGGATTGGATATCCCGAGCGCGCTTGTTCACGTCAGACAGGGCGGCGGACAGACCGGTCGTCTCCGCCCCGATGACGACGTTTATGCCTTTGATTGTTTCGGCCATCCGCTTCACCCCCGGTAAAATGCGTCGATATCTTCCTGCGTCGCCATATGCGGGCCGTCATTCTTTTTGCCCATATACGACAGTGCTAAATCAAAAAGGTCTTCCATACGGAGTTCGTTCATTTCCGCGAATGACAGACCGATGCGCTTTCCAACCGCCATCACAACTATTTCCGTCCGTTGATCCGGATCAACGGACTCCTGCCTTGATTCCCGCCCTGGAACGAAAAAATCCGTTCGCAGCTTCCTCGATCGCCGCTGTCATGACGGCCGGATCGGAGAGATCGAACGAATCGAGCCCCGCGAGCCACCCTTCAAACGACGGAAACTGCTTCCCGAAGGCGTCGGCTTTTGCCATCGCCCAGATCAGTTTCAGGAAGGCCACGCTGTCGAATTTCGAGAAATCGATATTCTTCAGATCGACATTCTCACCGTTGACGACCAGCCCGGTCAAACCCTGCACCGTGCCAATCAGGTCACCGAGCAGGTCGCTCCCGAATTCCTGCCGGTAATACAAGAGAGCCAGGGGCGTTGCCCTGACTCTCACCGTTTGGCCTCCGATTTTCAGCTCACGCACAGCCTCACACCTCCGGCGTATACGTCGGCACGTACACGGAATTGAAGAAGCTGTCGAATACCGCCTGGTTCGTATCGTTCAGTTCCAGATCGCCCTTCACAATCTTTTTCCCACCGATTTCGATCGGGCTGATCGTCAGCGACAGCACGTCCGTTGCCGGCGTGATGTTTTCGCCCTTAGTGGTACGCTCCTTCGCCGGACGGCTGGCCGTGCAATAGTAGTACACGAACCGGCGATTGCGCTTGTCGCCGAGAACTTGCCCCATGAGTGCGAACGGCTTCGGAATCGCGTCCGACACCTCAACGATCATGCCGTTTTGGTCGATCTCCCATCCGAGCATTTCGGCCAGAA